AGTTTTCTCCCATTTAGTAATGTTATCTAAACGAAGTTGATCCGCACCAAAAGTAAAATTTTCTCCTTGTGATTTCCCTTTAAATTCTTTGTAAGTTCTTTTTTGATTATAACTAACTCTTGAACCGCTTTTATAATCTGAAGTAATCTCAGCAGTGTAATACGCTTGTTCTTTTAGCTCAAATTGTTTTCCGTGCTTTCTACCGTTTTTCTTAGTTGTTATTTCTACTACTTTACCATCAAGATTTTTTTCGATATAAGTACCGTTTTTCTTATCACCAGTTACTTTCTCGTAATTCAGTATAGTTTCTTTAGTTTTACCTACCTCTATAACTGGTTTAAAACCATCTTTACCTTTTTTACCTCTTATAACAACAGCGTTGCTAGGCTTATCGTTTCTATCCCACCATTGCATTTCGTTACCATCTCTAAAAGCAATTAATCTACCGTTTTGAAATGCTATTTGATGGCCGTTACCTTCTTTGTTGTAATCTTTCCAAAGTTTAAAAGCTTCATCAAGATTCTTTTTATTATCTCTTATAGTTAACTCCCAAATCGTATCTCCCTTCTTTATGTTCATAGAAGCATCGTTTGTAACGGCTTTGTAAGTGGTCATGTCTACCTGCCTACCTAGAGACTCATGTGTTTTTTTCTTATCCATAGCTTCTTGCTCTGAATAAGCCTCATCACTTTCCATGTATTCTCCTGTTCTAGCGCACAAACACCAAGGGTTAGATTTTTTACCAAAGTGAGTATCAATTACTTTTCTAGTATCAAGTTGTCCCTGCTTAGAGTCTTCAACATTGTAAACTGTAACACCACCTGCAAACTGAGTTTTATTAGAAAACGTTTTAACTTTATCAGGATTAGTTCTAGTGCCTTTAACTTCTCCAACAAATGCTTCTATTAATTCGTTAGGGTTTTTGAAAGAGAATGGATCTAACTTTTTCTGAGTGGCTATCTTCTCAGCCTCTATAACTTTATAACCATCTTCAGGTAGTATTAAGAAGCCGTTGGCTGTATAGTGCATAGCCATTTTCTCATACTTAGATTTCTTATGGTTTGGTATTTCTTTACCATCTACAAAGTCAAATACAGATTGAACAGCATTTTTTCTTTGATCTTCAGTAAGATCAGGTCTTCTCTTAGTTAATTGCTTCTCATAAGCCTCTCTGTGAGATTTAGAGAACTTAATTTGAGAATACACGTTAATGTCTCCCGCACCGTCTATAGCTGCTGTAATGTCTTCTGTCGCGTTACTCTTAGAGAACTTAACATTAACCTCTCTACCGATTGCAGCTGCTAATTCAGCGGTACTTGACGGGCTAATACCCATATCTGCAATTTTTTCTTGAACCTCAGCAGATTGTTCGGCTTCCATGATTGCATCAGTAACTAAACCATTAACCATTCGCATTGCAAGACCATCTTTTCTAGTACCTTTTAAACCTTGTCTAGCACCAGTAACTGGATTAATGCCTGGTTGATCAGCCCAACTTACAAGTTCATTTGGCGTTGGCATTATTTTATCATACAGGGAAGGTGAAAAAGCACCCTTACCAGTCTTTTTATCTTTTGTAATTTTGTTTAAAGCATCCGGTGGTAGTTGCTCTTTATTTACAGCATCTCGCACTTGCTCTATAGAAGTTAATGTCTTAACAAAATTTGTAAAGATTCTATCAGCTTCAGGAGTGTTTCTTTCCATTTGAACTAAATCAGCTGTAGATATATTTTTAACGATGTCTTCTCTGAATTTCTTAAGGTTAGATATGTATGTGTCTTTTGTTCCTCTTTTTACGTAAGTATCAGCAATACCATACGTTAAGAAGTTTTTGATTTGCTTAAACAAAGGACTGTTAAGATTAGCATATTCCTTTTTTAGTTTAGCGGCAATAGCTTTAGCTCTTAACTGAACGTCAGTTATATTTTGAGTAGCACCATAAGCCATTACTAAACTTTTCTTAGCGTTGTCTAATACCTCTTTATGTATTTTATCACCCTTTTCTATAACTTTACCGTTTTCATCTAACACTTCTCGCTTAAACCCTAATTTTTGTCTATATTCAGAATATCTTTGTTTATCAGCTTTTGCTTTTTTAGCTTGAGCTGCTGGTGACATGTCTTCTGTTTCAAGAGCTTCCATAGCTAAATCTATATCGGCCTCAAGTTGAATTCTTACCTCACCTTCTTTAGTTCTTTCATCAACAGACACGGTTTTCTTTGGACCTTTTTTCTCGTATATTTTTTTATAAACATCACCAGCTCTAAAGCTAATTCTACCTTGCAAGTAACCAAATAAACTATTGTTTTCTTCTGGATTAAAACCTTTTATATCTTTTGTTAGCTCAGCTAAAACATCGCTAACAAACTTATCTGGCACTGGTCTAACTTTATATTTAGATGCTATTAAGTTGTCTAAATAACCTTCGTTTTCTAAACCAAGTTCTTTGTCAGTACGTTTTTTGTTTATTTTTTTAATAATATTATCAGCTTCCGCTTGGTAATAAAAATTACCCGTACCTTTTTCTTGAAGGTTGTTACCATCTGTATCAATTTGCCCAAGCTTGTCAACCTCTGCGGTTACTTTAGCTTTTTGTGAAGCTGTCATTTTTGAAAACTTACCTTCAGTGATATCCGTACTTTCAACATCAGTGATATCCGTACTTTCAACAGCTGAAGCCTTTGCTTTAACACCTTTACTTAAACTACCTTTATGTATACTTTTGTTATAATCTTTTAAAAAGTTATAAGCCCCACGTCCGCTTTCAAAATCTACTTTTGCAAGACCTAAATCAGCAAACATCCTTCTAATAACATCTGCTATTTTTACAAAAACACTATCATTAAAAGTAATTTCTTCGTTAGCTATAGCGTCAGAAAAAGCAGTAAAATATTCGTCTAAATTTTTAGCTATATATTCTTTTGTGTAATTTTTATCTAATCTTTCTTGTATTTTAACTTTGTTTTCTTCGCCTATAATATTTAAAAAATCATTTATAGTATCCTGTGTTATACTGGCCTTGCTAGCTTTAATTATACCATGTAACAACTCATGATTACCAACATTGTCACCGTAAACCCTAGTTTTTGCTAAGTCTTTATTTATTATTATTTGATCACCAATAATACCACCTAAGGAGTTTGCTAGATCTGCATTTTCAGTACCTTTATATTTTTTTATTATTTCCGTTTGAGTTAATTCGGTAAATTTTAAACCATATAATTTACTATGTTTTTTAGCGAAAGCCATGTTACCTTTAAACACTCTCTCAGCAACTACAGTCTTAACCTCTCCAGCAACTTTCTTTCTAGCCTTAACATCCGAAGTTCCACGATCAACGTTTGCGTATTTATCTATAACGCTGTTGATTTCATTTTCTATATTTTCTAAATTAGTGTCTGCGTCAGGCACCGCGAATATACCTTTCTTTTTAGTGTCAGCTTCAGCTTTTATTCTTTTCTTTTCTAACTCAACTAGTTTTTTTCTATCTGCCTCACCTACCCTTTCGTCTATTTGGGTTTCAAAAACCGCTTCAGCTTGTTTTTGTTTTACAAGGTTGTCAAAATTTTTATCACCAGTTACTTCAAATTGAATTTTAGATAAGCTTTCAGCTTTTGTATTGTTTATTTTATCTAATACTTCTTTTCTAGTTCTTTTTTCACCGTTTATTTTATACTCTTTTTTAGCAAGAATATCAGCAACATTTACAACACCTTTTGCTTCAGCTACACCTTCCATTAAAACCTCAGCTATATCAAACTCTTGTCCAGCAGCAACTTGACCTAAAGCTTCACCACTAGATCCACCGGCAACTTCAATACCGGTTACTTGTCTAGCTATTTTACTTTTACTTGCCCCTAATCCAGCTAGTTTAGACCCAACACCTCTTGATAAACCAACAGTAATCCCTTCAACAGCACCAATAGTAGCGCCCCTAGCTAAAGCTCTATCTTTTATATCTTCGAAAAGTTCTTCATTTTCTAATATAGCCCTAATATTTTCTTTGTTAAAATCTTTGTCGCCAAGTTCTGTTTTCAATAACTCTGTTAATGTTAAAGCTGTTTCCATAGAACCTGTTAAACCAGCAACAGCACCACCAATTGCACCAGTAGCGGTACCAACTATAGGAACAAAACTACCAGCAGTACCAGCGACAACAGCGCCCCCACCAGCCATAGCAGCAGCTTCTTCAGAATCAAAAAAAGTTCTACCCATTGCCGCGGCAGAACTAACTATAACCTGCGGTATAACTTGACCTCTTGTCATAACCATACCTTTCATAAAACCCCAAACACCACCACCTGCTTCGTTTTTTATTTTTTCATATTCGAGCATTTCATCTGAAGCACCAGTTTTATCTAAAGCATCATTAACCTCTATATATCTTTTCAACTCTTCATCAGATATATTTTTGCCTTTTTTGTAAACATCAAAAGCTTCATCTACAGTTGCCCCTTGAGCAAAACCTTGTTTACCAGCTCTATATAAATCGCCAAAAAAATCTGTCGCTACGTTCTTGCCTAAAGCTCTTTCAATAAAAGTATCATCTTCTTGCGAAGCAGTTACATCAACTTGAGGTAGATCGTACGAAGCCAAAGAACCATCGTCCAATTGTGACCCCATATTGTTTTGGCTCACCGTCGGGTCTTCCGTCGAACCTTGTTCTTTTCCCTCTTTTACCGCGTTTGGAAAATCTTTTAAAAATCTTTGTAATTGATCTTGGCTTACTTCATATTTCTGCCCATTAACATTGTAAATTTCAAACATATTAATTTGTTTTAGTAGAGTTATAGTCAGTTTTTATATACTCGGGGTTTAAAGAGCCATTGACAGCGTTTAATAAAGCTTCTAAATTAGTTAAATAATCTGTTCTTTTGTTAGGATTTACACTTGTCCCACCAAAACCACCCGCACTACCTAAAGAAAATTCTTTTTCTATCCCATCAATCGTAATGTATATTGATTGCCCAGATTTTCTAGCCGACAAACCACCTATAGAACCAGTTGCTGTTTTTATTGCTTCGTTTTTAGTTTTGTATGCAGCTTGAATTTTCTCAAACACATCCCTAGTGCTTTTAGCGTTGCCAAGCGCTGATAGTTCTAAAGGATTTACTTTACTCTTTTCCGCTGTTTCGTTAAAAGATTCTCCAGTTGTCGGATCAATTTGTATTTTGGTTTCTAAACCATCAAAATACTTACCGCCAGTTTGAAAAACATCATCGGTCATTGCTTGGGTGCTATCATACTTAAACTCCCCACTTTGTCCATTTTCATTTGGTTTTGTTCCATAGTTTTCGTACCAATTACCATCTACGTAGCTGTAATCATTTTGTAAAAATTTAAAATCACCACCTGCTTTTATATCATTTATGTAACCAGTAACTAAATCTTGACGAACCTCAATTTGATACCCATTAGGCATCGGATCTCCTAATTTTAAACCATCTTTAGGTATACCATAAGGATTTGTAGTTGTTTTAGTTCCTTTTATTTCTACAGGATCTGGCTTATAATTATCCGTTCTTCCTTGCCCGTGACCATCTTCTATTACTTTAGTAAAATAATTAGAAACTTTATTTCTAAGTAAATCTGCATTTTTACTTTCAAACATCCAGTCAGTATCGTATGTTCCGTTTGTTTTTGCGGTAAAGCCCGCGTACATTTCTGGGTGCTTTTCTTTTAATTCTCCAGAAGCAAATTGCTCTTCAAAAGATAAGCTGCTCTCGTCACTTGTTAAATCTGTAGTTACAAAAACTTTCAACGCGTTGTTACCGGTATTCTTAAAACTATTGTAAAGAGATCTTCTAATGTTGCCTGAATTAAAAGCTTTTCCTTGACCACCATCACTATACGACTTTGCAAATAATGTAAATAAGTTACTTTCGTCGATGTTATCATTAGACTCCCACTTTCCAGCTTTATCTTTATATTTATAAGAGTTGTTATTAATACCAAAGTTAATATCACCCATTTCATCTATTGAAAAAGCAGCGTTATTAGTAAATGCAGTTGTAAAAAAATCATCACCAGTATTATCATAGGTTTTAAGGCTTGCTAATTGATTTTCGTCACTAGCAGTTCTGTAGTCTATTTTATCTTGATTAAAAACTTTTATCTGATCGTTTAGGTTTACCAAAGAAAACTTAATTTCTTCCATTTTATCTTTTACCTCTCTATCATTTGTTTTATCGTATATTTTACTAAGCCTAATAAACTCGTCTTTCTGTGTGTTTAAAAAGTTTTTAATTACCTGTTTATTTTTAGGATCTTCAAATTGATTTGTTTTTACAATACCACCAATTTCAGTTTCATACGCTTCCATCTTAGCGTCTCTCTCTGCGTTAGCCTGCTTTATAGCTCCAAATACAGAAGCTGCACCAACAGCAAAAGATTGACCAACGTTTGATAAACCAGCTTCAGAAGCAGCTACTTGAGCTTCACCTCCTATTAAACCTGTATTAGGTGCGTATGAATATTTTGGTTTTTGTTCTTTTGCCATAATTATTATTGATTAAACATATTCATAGAAGTGTTAGGTGTGTAGTTTAAATTGTTGTCGTAAGTATTAAAAACAGTTTGACCAACACCACCTATTCTAGGACCGGTTATAGGATTTGTAGCGTCAAGACTAACGTTACCAGTATTAACACTTGGGCTAGTGCCAAACATTGAGCTAATATCACCAAACTGACCCATAGCAAAACCAGCTGCCAAACCTCCAAGGCCACCGGCTAGTTGAGATTGTCCAGCACCCACAGCTTGGTTTGCACCAGCTAATCTTTGCTGTGACATTCCAAACATTGTGCCTGTTGTTTGATATTCTAAAGCTCTTGCCTGGTCAGCACCAGCTAACCTCATTGATTCAGCTTGCATTTCACCAGCTCTTTCTAATTGTTGTAACCTACCAGCCTCAGCCGCTTTTGCTCTTTGGTTTGCAGCTTCTTGCTGTCCTATAGATGCAGAGGCTTGTGCCGCTGATTGTGTTTGTTGATTGGCTAACGATTGTGCTAAAGCTGCTATACCACTACCACCAGCAGAACCTCTAAACGTATCTAATATATTGGCTCTAGCTTGAGCGCCTTGTTGTGCCATAAAATCAGCTTGCTGAGTATTAACACGTAAATCTTCCATAGTGTTCTCCATACCTGCATAAGGATTTTGAACGTCAGCATATATATTACTAGTATCTAAACCCTCGTAAGCCGCTTTCATTTCATTATACTTAAGTCTAGCTTCTCTTTGTTCTCTTTTTCTTCTTCTACTACCAAAAAGACCACTAAGCAAGCTGGTGCCCGCTCCAATTAAAGCTTGTGTTGTTACTGGATCCATGTTATTTTTTTTATGTTTTTACTTTATTATTATTACAGTTTTATGCTATTATTTACTACTCAAAGCAACTTCTGAGTTCACAGAGAATAACTCTGCTTTTGTTTTACTATTGTTTTGAAAGTTTACTAAATTAAAATACCCTTTTAAAGATGACTTGTTAACAGCGTTGTTTTTAGCAAAAGTTAAAAATAACTCAGTAACAGGACAGCCTGCAATTGGGGATTGTATACTTATTCCAGTAAAATAATTAAAATATTGCAAGCCTATCCATGTCCGACTTAAAATCGCATCGTCTACAGTTAGTTCTGTTACCTCACCTAAAACAACCGGATCGCTACTACTTATAGCATAACCAGGGTTGTTAGAAACTATTGGAGAAATACAGTTGCAATATACCAAGTCGCCTACTTGTAGTGAAACATTTAATGCCTGCGTAACGCTTAAAGCCGATTCTGTGTTTGGATTAGTTGCAATAAAAGCCATTTATTTATTTTTTAATTATTATGAGGTTGCTAAAAACTGTTCTATATCTAAAACAATTAAAACATTGCTTTCACCAACTTTTTTTATTTCAATATCACCAGTTACCGTGACAACATTACTTGTGTTTTCTACGGTTAAAGTAACACCGTTTTCTAAAGTTTGAGCAGCGTCCATGGTCCAATCACCAGGCCCGTCAGCACCACCACCAGCTGTAATTAGTGGGTTTTTTAAAGAAGAATTAATACCAATACCACTAACTCTAGATATGTTATTAATAACACCCTGCTTATCAGCTACAGTTATATCTGCAGAGCTACCACCGGCAGAAGCTGCTGTTGTTGTTGTTGTTGGTTTTGTTATCGTTGTCTTGATGTTTGTCAACGTAATATCGTATCCGGTTAAAGATTTTATTTTCTTACTACCATAAGCATATATGCCAATCACGTCATCCGCCAAAGCACTAGCTTGAGCTTTGTTAAAAACAACGTTACCAGCTTGCGAGGTTACTCTTTCATCGGTAATAGTTGCAGTTGCTGTGGGCTGTACGCCAGCCTCAAATACGTTTGTTATTTTTCTGCCTTGCGAGTAAACAATGTCTTCATAGTTAGATATTGTTGTGCCAGCTGCTACGTTTGTACCAACTAAAATCATACCATTTTTAAGACCAACAATATTGTTAATTGGCCATTTCATTGATTCAACTATAACGCCGTCACGTGTTTTTATATCAACATGAGCACTTCCAATAGTACGGTTTCCCTTTACCACAATCATATCGTTAGTAGGGGTTTTTAAAACGTAAAACGGCCTAGTAGCTGATGCAGTACCTACAATTGTAAAAGGATATTTTACAGAGTCTTTATGTTTTGTAACGTCTACAGTAAAATTACTAGTAGCACCATCAAACCCAGTAAAAGCAGACACACCCAATACGGTTCCCATTTGAAGAGTTAATGTATTTTTTGTATATTGATATAGTTTTTTAGAAAAAGAAAGTGATCTACTAACATTGCTATCGTAAATAGTGTTGTGTTTAGATGATGCTAAAACTGTTACAGTGTAGTTGCTGTCTGAGGCAACTTTTGGAAAATTAACTGTAACACTAGCACTTCCGCCAGATAAAGTTAAATCTCGTAAAGAATACTCTTGTGTTGTAAAAGATTTAGTTTTAAAGTTATAATATTTTCCATCACCATCTATCACCATAACATCAACCGCACCAAAGTCATCACCGTAAATATTAATAGATCTGTCTTCACCTATACTATCTAAAACGCTGTTGTCAAATTGTACTTTATTAATTTTCTTTTTAATATTAGCTGTTCTTTGTTTTTTTGTTTTAGCGTTGTTATTTACCGGTACTGAGGGACCACATCCGCAAGTTACTTTTAAATACTCAAACTGTGCAATTTCAGCGTGTTTGCTAGACAAATGAGCCGCTTTAGTTATATTAGGAAGTTGAGCATTCCAGTGGTTTAATCTATTGTCAAACCAACTACATCCAAACTGTTGATACTTACCCCACATGTCCCATGTAAAAACTGGATAACCATTGGTGTTGTTTCCTAAACAAAAATTTTCTGTAGTAAAAACAGTGGGGTTTTGACAATGTACTTGAAACATAGAACTTGATGAACCACTCGGTCCCACCATAAAATAAGCATATTGAAAATCAGAAATTGTACAAGACATATTTTTGTTGTTTATATACTTCCAAGAATATCAATAATCTGATTAACAGTACCTATTCCTTGAAAAGTAAATTGATTAATATCTGGTGACTCTACTCTGCTAGCACCTTTTACATTTGAAAAGTATTTACCTTCTTTTTCTGTAAAATATATGTTTTGGCTAAGTTCTAAATTAGTTTGCATTTGCCCTACAAACCACCCTTCAGAAACAGTTGTTTGCTGATATGGAATTTCTAACATATATCCACCGTTAGTGGCTAAAGGTAAACTACCTTCATACCCTATTGTTTTAAAACTCTTAACAGCACTAGGACTGTCATTTAACAAAACGTTTATACTAGAGTTATAATAATTACCATAGAATGTGTTAGAGTCAACTAAATCAGCTGGAGCGTGATGAATCCAGGCCTTACCGCCAACAAAAGTAAAGTAGTCATTACCCATGCTATTAGCTTGTTCCATTTCGCCAAAGTTTTTGAAACTATTCCAACCCTTGTTTTTCTCACTGTAACTAACAACAACGGCGGTAGAAGAGGTTCTAGGGTCTAACTTTAAGTTATATTCACCTTGACGTTCATCATAACTACCAACCACGTTTTCACTTATTTTTAAGTTATCTCTAAACCAATCTTTCATACCAACTTCAGATATAGGTGTTAAACCGTCTTTTGATAACCTTAAAACAGCACCTCTTACTTTATCGGTAAAATAAGCTCTATAAGAATATGCAGCAAATGACTCTGGGTTTTTAGATATACCAAACTCACCAGCATAAGGTATAGCTTGACCTAACACATTGTTAGTAGAAGTAAGATTAATATTTCCATCAGCATTAAATACAGCGTCTTTATTTGCTAATATTTTTAAAACTCTATCTTCGCAAATAGTTATTAAATCACCGTCAGCTGTTGATCTAGAGTGTAGCTTTTGAATACTACTATATATTGGGTTTATATCTTTTGTGATTTTTTCCGCTTGAATGAATTGGTTTAAATTATTCATTCCAGACATAGAATTATATATACCGGAGTATATTAAACCATACTCTCTACGCTCTTGTTTGTAAGAATCTAAAACAGATGACACTCTAACGCCTTTGGATATAAAGGAAGTATTGTAATTGTCTCTAATCCTATTAGACTCAACGCCGTTGCTAAATGAATAGCAATTGTAATAGTTTAAATTGTGATTACTATTCCACATCTTACTATCTATTACTATTTTAACAGGGTTAATTACTTGGCCTGAGGTTATTGAAAGGTCAAAAAGAGGTAGCATACCACCACTAAAATTAATATTGTGCTTTACAACTATAGCAGTAAACGTTGACATGTCTGGCCTTCTAATGGTTATATTCTGTCCAGGGTTTAAAACTACCCCGATCCAATTACTTGGAAGGCTACTATCCATTGTTAATTCGTTTCCTTCAACTTGTACTATCTCAATTATTCCTGTTGTTATAGCTCCAGCATAACTAAACCCCTGTATATTAGTTGTTATGTAGGAGCTTCGATAAGAACCATACGGATTGTGAACAGAGTGGAAAATTGTGTTAGCACCGGTGCCACTTCTATATGGAGAAGGTGATGTAGCAGCTGTTGCTAACAAATCAGGATCCCACACATACTTTGTTGGAATAAAATCGTTTGTAAGATCTTCATTAAGATCTATAGGTATTCTACCACTAGCCTCATGGTAAATATCTAGTTCTGGTAAGTCTCGCGGTTCAGTCTCCCATACAGCTGGATTTTCTGATAGTATAGAGCCATCAATTTCTACTTTTGATAAAAACTCTACACTGTACTCAATAGCTCTCCAAGAGTTTTCATGTGTAATGTTTCCTGTGTCAAAATCACTGTTTGCTTTTGTACTTTCAAATATTTTTCTAACAGAACTACTGCTGTAACCATTCATCTTAGCTTGTTTAAACTGAAGCACATCGTCTTCAGCAAATGCTATAGCGTCCATCTTTAAAAGAGGTCTCATATAACCACCTAAAATAATTTTAAAACCAGCACTAATACCACCAACTGAAATAATACTCGACTGCTCAATATTTAAAACTTGCAAATATATAAAACTTGCACCAGCCGTTGTAGCAGCAATATTTTCAGTAAAATTAGCAACAGCTCCACCGCTTGCGGTGCGTTTAACAAGTATCATACCAACCTCTAAAGAAGTAGCACCATCTACCGTGCTGTCAGTATAAACAACATATTCAGAACCGGTTAAGCCTTGAGTAGCTCCATTCTTGTTAAAGTTAACTGTAATATTACAAACAGAACCACTCGCAATAGGACCAGGCGAGCCAGTTGGGTCCCAGGGTATTGAGGTGAAATTATTGGTATCAGTGTTTACTGTAGATAATTTCCAATTTTTACTAAAATTACAAGATAACAACTCTCCTCTAGTAAAATTGCTTGGACCGCCAGTAATAGTTCCTGCAAACCCATTATATCTACCCACGGTATATTGCTGTGAAAAATCATTAGCTAAAATAGCGCTTTGGTCTCCAAAAATACTTGTCGGCATACCATCTCTGTAGGTACCCAGCATTAAAGCGGAGTCAGCGTAGTTTAGTAAATTTTGTGTTGCAACGTTTTGTATATTATAAACGGTTTCAGATGGATCTTCTTTAAACCTAAAATATTGGTTTGGTGAAAATGAGTTTATAATTTGTTCTGTTTGGCTATCTTGGTAACTTTGATTAGCGCCTCCAATATCATATAAATCTATTATATCTAACTCATTAAAAATATCTGCATGTGGAAAACTAACATCAGAGTCAACTGTTGGAGTATAATCTATACCTCCTAAAGATATGTTAAATTGAACTCCACTTGGAGTTGAGCCGATACCAGGTAAAAAATTACCAGCCCCAATACCCGTGATACCAGGACCATTTGCATCCCAAATACTATTTTTAAAATCCAAAGTATTACCAGCCCAATTCTTAGAAGCGTATGGACCTTCGTTAATATACCAAACCTCAGTTTCTCTAATATCTCTATCACTTTCTCTTTTATACCCGTTGTGACTCATAAACCACTGCAAATAAGCGTCACTAAGAGACGGGCTGCTACCACCAAACCAGTTTGCAGAACCAGCAATAGCTGTAGTAGTAAAGCCCCCAGTTTGATCTGTGGTTGCCCAGACTTTATTGGTAATACCAGTGTATCTACCGTATTCTTGCTGCCAACTATTAGGATGGCTTATGTTTTCAAACTTGTAAACTGGGTTTACATTAGCAAAAGTGTTTTGCGTATATCCAACAGCACTGGTTCCACTTACAACCATTTCAATAGGTAACATTTGGCTAGCAGCACCAGAGCTAGGGTCTGTTATATCGATCATTGTTGGGCTACTTGCTTCAGTATAAAGCCTAAAAAATGGAGCGTAATGCCTAAGGCCAATTTCTCCAACATTGTTAGGATCTGCGGCATAGCCGCTCGAGTATGTGTATTGAGGTATCTGCGTGTGAGAGTATGCGTTGAAAGAATCCATGTCTTTGAACTGCCAAACGGCCATTCCAGGAAAAGTCCCAGCAGCGCCATGGTTAATTTTACCTATTGGAAAACCACACCCAGCGTGGTACCTGTTACCCGACGAGTCTGTATAATACGTAAAGGGACTATCATCAACGTCAAAGCCATCGTGTAATATTTTGTGATTTTCTTTCATGTAAGCGGTTTTTATAGAACTGCTAACATAATAGTCTGTTATACTATCTGTTGGATCGTAAGAAGATTGAATGTATTTACCAAAAATATCATCAGTATATATTTTAACAAAAAACCTACCGTCAAATTCTGCTTTGTTTTCTTTGGTTTGCTTGAAAATCCTTACATCAGCACCAACAACAACTTTGTTAGGAGGAAAAGTGTCAAAAATAATACCAACATCCTCACCTAAGTTATCTTCTAGTCTAATATAATACTTAGCGACTGAAACATTATTAGGATTACCCGTTGATGGGTCAAGCTCTAAATCGGTTGTAAGCGAGTTTATTTTGTATTTTTCTGTAACTTGATTACCAATACTAAATTGAACATACAACTCACCATTAGCATCTTTAAATTGACCATGAAGATCACTTCCACTAGTTTGGTGATAAGCCCTGTAGTTTAATTCAAATTCTTTTGCGTTAATTGTTGGTTGGTTAAGTATAGTGTTCACGCCTAGTGGGCCTAATGGCGTGTTAGTTGTAGTGTCAATACTATCTGTGGTTGTTTTAGTATCTAATAGCCAGTATTGTTTTTTAATAAAATCCGGGGCTTCATTTTCTATTGCTAACACCTTGTACTTCGCTGGCTCTTTAACCGCGTCATAACTTTCTGCTCCTTTTTTTAGTATTATAAAATCATCTACAATAAGTTTGTTTACGTCTGTTGATGGAAACGAAAGCCAAACATTACCATCTCCAGCGTTGTACCAACGATCCATAGCAAGATTATAATACTCGCCAGAAACTTCTTTTATGTAAAATTTAAAATATTTAAAAGGTGAAACTAAAGTGCTAGGTGGAGTGCCTGCCATTTTAACAGATAATCTATTGTTTTTATCGCAAAAAGACTTATCTATTTCAAAAGAACCTGTTTCACTTGTTATTATAGGTGTTTCTCTACCGTATTGATCAGTAAATATAATTCCATATTGATATTCCCTTAATGATTTTATAGACCTTTTAGGATTAGAATCACCAAAAGCACCTTGAGTAGAAGTAAGAGTTGGAAAAGTATTTATGTAATGTTTAAATTCAGGATAAAAACTTTCAAAAGGATTTAAACTACTATTTATATCAAAGTTTTGAACGTAATTACCATATACTATTCTGCTACCAGTAACCTCTTGCGCAAGTGCTTTTCTAGGCACGTTGTCATATACTCTTAGCAATTGATTTTCAGGTAAAACAGATCTTACTTCTTCAAAATCAATTTTATAAGCATTAGTTTCCCAGTGGTTGTATTTAGGTTGGCTTAAACTATATGGCAACAAAAAGCTAGCTCCATCTAAGGTTTTAGCATCATTATTTTTTATAGTATCTACAATATACACAGAGGTAGATGAATCTTCTTTATATAGCAAATCAATCTCAGTAACATCTAAAGGTATATTGTCAGGCTTAAAGTTAGTAACTATAATATGGTTTATTCTGTTTACCATAGCTAAGTTGTGACCTTTTTTAGGGTGATAATCAAAACCACCAGGTACAAAAGCTACTTGTGTAAATGGTGCGAATGAAGAGTATTCCCCATCTTCATATTTGTATCTATAACTAAATCTAGGGTACTTGTATTTAAAAATTTTATCCTCAACATCATATCTATCCACAACATATCTTAATTCTCCATTTTCTGATGAAGGTGGTATTCCATCTAAATCCACTACTCTTAAATCTACAACAACGCTGCCACCAGGGCTAATATTTACATTGGTAATGTCTTCTATTTTACCTTTTAACCTATAGTTAAGCACGGGTAAGGGGGGTGGCGTTGAGTTATCTTCATCATACTCTTTTAAAACAAGCGTATCACCTATTTCCCATTGAAAACCAACATTTCCACCACCGCTCAACGTGTTATCAAAGTCTTCACTTACTTTAATTTGAATTAAATCACCTTTACTTACGTTACTTAAATTTGTTATATTATCGTCAAATACGTTTGAGCCGGGATACTCAATACCCAACACATCATCTAAAGTTGTTGATTGAGGAAGCACGTTAGAGTTTGTTGTTATAATACCCGTGTACACTCTAAAGTATAGTGCCCAGTTAAAAAGGAATAATTCTTTTTCTCTTTTAGTTTTTAACTCTACACACAGCGGGCTATTAGGAGATTTTTTAATATTAGTGATATGTTGCTCAGTTATTCTACCTAAAGAATTTGGCAGCAACACCTCGTGTGGATGGTTTTCGTTTACTATTCTAGTTTGAAACAACCCAGAAGGGTCTGTCCCCATTGTAGATCTTTCAATATTTATTTTTTTAGGCTCATTGTGGTTGTCTGTCCAAAACAACATGTCATCAACAATGTTAACACCCGTTATGTTTTTAACACTTCTAAAATTGGCAGCCGGTACTTTGTTTTGAAAATAAAAAGCTTTAATATTACCATTGATACCAATACCACCCAAGTTAAGATCATTATTAAAGTCATTCCAAGTGTTAACGGCGAGCGCGCTTGTGCTGTTTAAAATAAGCTCTAACTGATTGCTACCACTTGCGTCTACAAACTTTTTTGATATTTCTATCCAAGGACCTAACCCGACAACACTAGGAAGTGTACCAGCACTAGTTGAGGTAATGCCGTAACCCACTAAAACAAACCCAACTTCTAAAGCGCTAAAAGCCACCATGTCAACTTCAAGTTGAATAGTTCCAGCGTTAAAAGTACTATTAACGTTGTAATAAAAGTTAGAAAAACTTAAAACATCACAAATAACTTCAAATTGATCAACAAGAACTGGTTGTAATGGAGATAGGTTAATTATCATATCTTGCCCAATAGTTGTTTTTACCATAGGGGTAGATCCTGAAAGAGTTACTGAAACAGTACCCCAGTTCCATAAATCAGTATAAACAGTTTGGTCTAAATTATTAAGGTCAATAAGGTTTTGGTTTAAATCACCGTAATTTCCTTCAAAAAACTCAAAAGGGTAGTTAGCTCCAATTTCCCTGTAAGTAGGTTTTACAAACCAATACAGGTCGTTGTTTTTTTCATCTGCTATAGACCCTATACAGTTATAGTTGTATTGGTCATTATTTATGATTGTTGTTTGCCCAGGCACCTCAAAGTTACCAGCTAAATTTTGAACAGTACCAATATCAGAGCCTTCTGAACTTAACACCTGTATGTTAAAAGCTTCTCTATACTCTCCATTAGGAACTAATCTCTCGTCGAGATCTAAATTCATTTTTCCTTTAGTAAACTGGTGTTTAATTTCTGGCATTTAACTAGTGTTTTATTTGTTTCGACTTACCCCTTAAAATTTGAGTTAATTCTTCTATTTTTAAATTTGATAACCTTAATTTAGCCGTTCTTATAGCTGCAAATTTTTCTTTCTTAAGTCTAGGTACTAATTGTTGTGTTTGAACTCTACCAGATGCTATAGCATGTAATATCCACCTGTACATAGCTTCTTCTGCAAACTTATGCACTTGCATCTCGCCATCTTCACCAAGGCTATCGCTTATGTAATCTAGTATCACAGTTTTTCCAGAAATATTAGAGCTAAAATGTATTTTTCCACTTACCTCGTCTATATAAAAAGATCCGTTTACTTGAGCGTATTGAGGGTCTAGTCCATACCTATTGTTAAACGTGTGATCGTGGTCATGGTCATGATCGTGATGAGAGTGGTGATCTGATTGATCGATGTTTGCTGATTTATAACTAGCCCAAGCTTCAGTGTCTACTGGATCTGGAGATACAAATGTTATCTCACCAAGATTAGTTAGCGCTGGGTTAATCGCTTCTTGTGAAACTTTAATAGATAGATCGGTTGTAGATACATCTTCTACAAAAGTTCCTACTGGAAAATCCTCGTGATGTATTAACATACCAATTTTTATGTTACTTATATCAGCAAGAGCATTAAAGTTTACTTTAAAGTCAGATGCTGTCCAATCTAAATTTTCAACTATATAGGACTCTTTTTGTGGTAACACTAATGATCCATCTGTTTTGGTAAAAGTTAATGTTGCTCCATTAAAACTTTCATCAGGAATAACAGCTGTGTACGTTGTACCTACAATTGTACCAACAGTTATAGTGGTTATACTACTAGCATTTGTAACTGATATAACTTGTAAGCCAGGATCTATATAAGGACCTGAAATATTCATTCCAACTAAAACATCTTTATACTCTCCATCTAAAACTATTACACCAGAAACATCACTCACGTTTCCTATAGCTTGTAATTTAAACAAACCTTCAGCGTCTTGTAAAGGATTTGATAATGGGTTTGATGTTTTTGATGTAGGATACAACAAGTGTTTAATACCAGCAGAATCAATCCAACTAATCTTAATGTAGTTGACATAATCTTGTGGTACTATCATTTGAAGTGAAGCTGGCACTAAATACTCTTGTGACTTGTAAGATTTGAATGTGTCAAAGGATAATTCTGCTAACGCTCTTTGTGCGTGAAAAGCAACGTCAGTTCTTTTAGCTTTAGAAATTATTTTTTCTTCTCCAACATAAATAATCATAAACTGATTTATTATATCTTCTAAAGAAACAAATTGATAATTACCAAATTCACTTTCGTTGTCGTAGTACTGCTGTGCGGTTTGACCGTTTAATAATCCCATTTATTTATTGTTTTTCTTGTTGTGTTTTGCCCTGTTCTAACCCAACAGCTACTTGTGTTAACTCTGGTTTTTGTATTGAAACACCTGCTAAAGCTAATATTCTGTTAACCAACTCTCCTTGATCAGAAGCGTGTAACTCGAAATCTGTAGAAATATTAGGATTATAAAGTGCGTCTACATTAGATTGGGCAGCTGTAAAAACAGTATAACCCCAGTTCACAGCAATTGGTTGTTTTATATACCATATCTCAAGACTACCAAGCTTGCTCACTCTCAATATACTATCATCACTACCAGTTCCAGCCACACCCATTTTAGTTATAGTAGCTATTGGCCTATCGTCTGTTGGCCTTGTTAACGGTGAGTTAGTAAAGTTATTAAAGTCTTTTGAATTTACAATTTCAACGTTTTTACCGTCTACAATTATTTGACTAATTCTATACACCTTGTCACCCCACGAATCAAATAAATACTCCCCATCTAAGTTAGGATCCTCCCAGTTGGCGGTCTCTGATGGACTTAAGTAATTTTCAAATATTTGTATTTTTTGCTCTAACAAATTAACCATATCAGCGTAGTTAGTATCATTACCTGGTACTCTTCTAAATTGATTAAGGTCATAAAAGTATTGCTCAAATATTTCCATTTGTGCTTGATTAGCAAATAAATTAAACTCTTGAGGGGTTATATAGCCTCTTTGTTCTTTATTAGCTAGAGCTAAAACTCTTTGATATACCGTATCTACACTTATAGCCATAATTTTTTTTATTTATTATAAAAAGGAAACTTTTTATTTAAAGCTTCTTTTCTCTTTTTACACCCACAATCTTTTTTGGTAACTTTACTAACGGTGTCTACCGCTTTTTTTATACCTGTTAATTTTGTAAATTTTTCAACTAAATCTCCAAAACCTTGTATTTTATTTTCCATATAATTTGATTTTGTAGTTTACGATCGCCCCGTAGAGCGACCGCATCTACAGTTAGATTAATTTAATCTTTTTTCAATATTGGAGTAAATTTCCATTCCTTCGTCAGTTTTAAACCAAGCGGCTAAAGCTGAATAAGGGTGTTCGTCAAATGGAACATTCATTAACTTTCTATCATTAGAACCCCATGAAAAAGTTCTTTGATCAGAAGATAATTTTAATATACCCATTTCAGTTGCTTTAATACCAAAGTTTCTAAGCACAACGTTTTCATCATTCACTAGTTCTAAGAACAAACCTGGGTTTCTCTTAGCGTATAATAATAAATCTCTTTTAAGCTCCTTAGAACTCATCTCTGATACCTCAGATCCTTTTTCTACGCGCAATACAGCTTCAGCCATATCAACGTCTAAGTCTCTAGCGGCTGTTAGAGCTTCTATCTCTAATTCTATAATATCTAACTCACTTTGTGCTTCGACTTGAGGTTGATATTCTGTGTATATATGTTTTCTTCCAGGGTGATATAAAGACAATAACTTTTGTAAAGTTTGCTTTTCTCTAGGTACATACAAGGTTCCTCTTCTAAAAATTATATGCTCTAATCTTTGATCACCAACCATCTCGTCAACAAACACAGTTCTTTGGTTGGAGGTGTATTTTAACTCTCTTTCATAACCTTTTTCTTCGTCAAAATAATGCACGTTTGCGCTTTTTATAGATCTTGATAAAGATCTTTTAGCCTTGCCTTTTAAAAAATAAGTTCTATTTTTTACTTCCCAACCATCTTCTGGTAAAGTATTTTCTTTTTTCTTTTTTGGTAATGGTTTTTCCATAACCGGTATTTTAACTTCTTCGAAGTCTTTTTCTATTAAAGGTTCTGCAACCTTTTCTGTTTTTTGTTTTTTTGCCATAATATAATATATAATAAAATTAATAAAAATAAAGGGACTGGGAAATTAATCCCAGTCTCTTTAATATAATTGTGCTTATTTCATTAACATGAAATTGTTAGCACCTTGTGTAATTAAACATCTTTCTGATAAGAAGTTCATTTGCATTGCATCTAAATCAGAAGTAACAGCTCCAACCGAACCAGTAGTCCAAGTTTTCATTTTTCTGCTTTCTGTTGCTGAAGCTCTATATCTAACGTGTAAGAAGGGACGTTTCATGTTTTTCCCTAGGTTTTGATCATAAACTGAAGAAACTCCAGCTGGAATCATAACACCTCTAACCGCGTCAGAAGTTGCAGCAGTATTAATACCACCTCTTGTTGCACTGTCGTTTAGATATTTCCAGTCAGACTTGTAGAAGTCATAAGAACCTCTTCTGAAACCAGAGAAACCTAAATTTAAAGCCATATCTTCAGAGTTATCAAATACTCCGTAAGAAGTACCACCAGCTCCATAAGAATTCATAGAAGCTAACATGTCATCCATTGCTAACGAAGTAGCTCTGTTTACAAACATCATGTTTTCTTCAATAGCGCCTTGCTTGTCAAACTCAGCTAAGATAGCATCAAATTCAGCTAAATCAGTAGCAGCGTTAACACCAGTAACACCTGAAGTTAAATTACCTCTTGCCGTGATAGCAGCGAATAAACCTTCAGTACCAGCTGGGGTACGACCAGCAGAGCTGTATGCCGCGTCATCAGTAGCACCTGCGTTTATAATATGAGATTCAGCGTTTGCTTTTTCAGCTTCAATACACATCATCTCTACGTAATCGTTAAAACGAGCTCTAGTATCACCAGCAGCTTTTAAATACCACAAGTAACCCGATTGACCATCTTCACCAGAAACCTCAACCCATCCAACCTGCGAAGCGTCAGATCCTGAAATCTCGTAGTAATCCTTCATAATGATTGGTTTGTTAGAGTGAGATACGTGAGTTGGTTTAACAGCTTTTGCACCAGCTCCACTTAAACCACCTAAACCTTTTGATCCTTTTTCAAAGTCAGAACCAATAACTACAACTTGTGTATTTGCTAAAGTTGCACTTGATCCGTGAAAAGGAGCGTCAGCCCAAGTTTCTTCACCATAAGGTATAATTGTAACAGCTTCATTTGCTACCAAAACTACTTGACCAGTACCTGACCAACCAGCGTTTGCCACTAAACACACGTCATATAATCTAAGACCGTGGTTAGCGATAACATAACCATCGCCTCCTATATTTCCATCAGAATCACTAACTACCGTAAAAATGTTTGTGTTTGTTACTAAAGAACCGATACACGCTACGTGTAATCTTCCTTGTTCAGACCATACGACTTGATCAGCCGACATTGCCTCTTCAGCTCCTACTTGTGAAAGAAATCCTGAAATTGTTCTGTTTCCGAACACTTCAGCTTCCGCCTCCATAAGATCTGGTAAATATTGTTGTTCCCAGCCAGTTGAACCGTCTGTGAAATCTATGTAGTTTGAAGCTAACGTTTGCTTTTGTGAAGCTGGCGTGTTATTCAAACTACCTCCTGGTGTAATTGCCATAATTAATTTTTTTTAAATTGTTATTTGTTTTTGTTTTTAATTTTAAACTTAAAATCAGAAGAATCATCACCTAGCACTTTAAACTTTAAACCACCTGCTTCAATTTTCCCGTGACTTTGTCTTGGGTTCATGTCAACGTTTTTGGCTTTAGCAATACTATTTTTCATAGCATCTGCTTTTCCTTGTTCGTAAAAGTGTTTTGCAACAGCATCCGCATTCATTGCCGTGTAAAGAGATTTATGATAACCCTTAGCGTCTGTTAAAGCAGAGTTCTTATCCAAAAACTTTTTGGTGAAATTGCTTATATCGCTCTGAGTGTTTTTAACCTCTTCAGCATTGTTTACGTTAAACCTGTATTTCTTGTCACCGACGTTGTATTCAAAACCTTTGAACTTGTCGTTGAAAACATTATTTGTTTTCTGTGTAAAAATATCAGAGTTTGTTTTAACTGTTTTTTGAGTTGCTTCTGACTCCTTGTTGTACCTATTAAAGAAATCAATTGCTTTTTGTTGCTCACCCGTAAGTTTGCTTCCAGCTTTGATCTCGTCATAGTATTTAGACTTTTGCCCGTCTAGGTGGCTTTTAGCGCTGGCAACTTGCTCTTTAAGCGCTAATTTCTTTCTACGTATATCTCTATCGTCGTCTACATCTTCGTCGTAAGAGAACGTGTCTTCCATAAGGAAGTTAATTTCTTCGTTATCTAAATGAGGTTTTGTTTGCTTGTAATATTCACGTAATAGATTTTGATCATCTAATTTTGAATAATCTTGGTTAAGCTTAACATAGTCGCTTAAATCACCTCCAGTCTCTTCCATAAAGTCCATTAACTTTTGGATATTCTCTGGTAGTGGCTTTCCAGTAGCCTCAGCTTCTGCTATAGCTTCTTCAACTTGCTCTTCAACTTCTTCTTCAGTAATTTCTTCTAATACTGGAGTTTCTTGTGTTTCAGCTTTCGGTTGTACTTCTTCTTGTTCTTGTGTGGGCTCGGCATCTTCAGGCTCTGCAACCACTCCGCCGTCGTCAGCGTTATCTTCTTTAACTTCATCTTGCGCTGGTTCTATTGGTTTGCTTAAATCTACTTTAATAACACTATCGTCTCCAGCAGATTCAAATTTACTTTCATCAACCTGTTCAGTCGTTTCTTGGGTAGTCTCTTCGACTACTTTTTCATTTTCTTCTTCCATAATATAATATAATAATAATTAATAATTCTAACTAGGGTCAAACGAACCTAAATCAAATCCTCCACCTAGTATATCATTACCTGCGGACTCAAAGTTTTTAGGTGGTTTTCCACTATTTCTTTGGTCAATCATCTCTGATTGCTGTGTTGCTTGTATCTTTGTTCTTTCGTCTTTACGATCTTCCTTTTGTTTTTCTCTACTTTTTATACCATCAACCTCAACTCCTTTAAGCTGCATGTTGTATTGAAACTCTAAAGACATGAGTTCTTTTTTTAACATAGCTTCTTGTTGCATTTTTTGCATATCAATTTGAGCTTGCATTTGGCTTAACTCAGCTTTACCAGCGTTTAAAGCTTGATTTTTTTGCATCTCAACTTGGGCTGCTGCTTGCGCCGCTTGAGTATTAGATTGAGATTGAGCTTGAATATTTTCTAATTGAAGCTGTCTATCTCTTTCTTGTTTTTTCTTTCTACGTATTTTAAGAAGTTGGTTTGCTAGTTTAATATTACGTATTTCTCTAAGATCAATAGCATCTTCTAGCTCAATACTTTGCTGTTGTAACGCCATTTGAATGTTATTCTCTAACAAACCTTTTTCTTCTTCGTCTGGTTGTAGCTCTACAAATATACCAAAGTCATATAAATGCAGCTCAGACATTTCTTCTAACGTCGCTACATTGTGAACACCTATAGCTTGTATGAAAGCATCTTTGGTTGGAGAGTACTCTATAATATCAGATATTCTAAGTGATAAACACTCTGCGGTTTCAGCTGTTAAATATAATCCAGCTTGTAGTATATGTCTAGTTGCTGTGTTTGAATTTGCTGCAGCAAGTTTTTGAACTCCTACTAAAGCATTTTTATCTGGCATACTACCATCCCTAGCCTCATTAAGACCAGTAACATCTCTTATCATTTGCAGGTAGTAATTGTAATTACCAATAAGAGCTTGCATTTTATTTCCACCAGAACCTGATGTGATTTCTTGAATAGGCACTTTACCTGGGTTAATGTCACCCTCACTTGTAAACGATCTACCTATAACAGAACCAGTTTGAAAAAACATATTTAAAGCTTCTTGCGGGTTGTAGTTAGTTCCATTACCTAAATCAACCTCAGCTAAACCATCAGCATCTAAGTAAACTCCATCTGGAACCATTCTAGCCATTACTTGCTGTAACTTTAAGTGTGTTAATTGAATCATATCAGCAAAACCAGTTATACGTTTTACTAACGAATCAATTTTACCATTGTATATTCTAGGAGCAACAATAGCATAGTTCATTTTAACCTTAGTAAAATCACTTTTAGGACGCATCATGTTTTTAGCCAACTCCCATTTAAGTAGTTTACCGGTACCAAGTATCATAGCCCCATCGTAAAGTGTTTCTATAGATCTTAACATTCTACTATACCCACCTTCTTTATCTTGTGGAGGGTTAAACGAATCATCTTTAGGTATAATTTTATCAGCACCAGTTCCAGTTTCTTTAACCTTGTACACTTCGTTCATGTACGTTTTATAGTTAAAATATAATACTTGAATAGTATTGTTATCTTCTTTATCGTAGTTATGTCTAGAGTTATAATTAGATCTATTGTAAGATTTGTTTTTCATTATATCTTCAAGATCACTTTCAGATAAATGAGGAAATTGTTTTGCTAATTCGTTTACTGGAATAGTTTTTACTTCACCGACGTAATAAATATCATCAAAATAAGGAGAATCAGTGTAAGAGTACACTAGATTAGCTGGATCAACGTAATCAATAGTAACGCCTTCAGACGTGTTAAAGTTTGTTTTTACAGCACCAATACCTAGAACTGTTAAATCATAATAAAACCTTTTCTTTGTTAACTCGTATTTACTGCCATCAAACAAAACGTTTAAAGCCTGTTCTTCAGCAAGCTCAACAGCCTGCTTGTAACTAAGCTGCATGTGAAGCTGTAGTTCTTCTGGAGTTTCTGGTAATTCTTTTTTATCACTTTGTTTAGTATTTACACCAAAATTTTCAGCTGCAAAATTATCAAATTCTTTAAATTCCATGTCGTTCATTATAGCCTCCATATACTCTGTTCTCTTTTCAACTCCATTTGGAGATTGAGAGTAAGCTTTTATATCGTATGTTCTTTCAGCTATACCATTTACAACAATATCAACAAACTTAGAAATAATTGGAACTGGTTTCCAGTCTAAATTTAAATAGGACAAATCACCATTTATAGATAACTCATCCTTATACTTTTGAATAGATTGTTCGCCTCTAGCATACAACCTTAAATTATGAAAATCAGCATGATTAGACCTGTATCTATTCATGTTTCTATCGTCGTTAAACCACTCTTGCTCTATTGCCTTACCTACTTTCAAACCGTAATCATAGCTTAGCTTTTCAGCATCACTAACTGTTTGACTCGGGAAATAACTTTTAATGCCAGACTCTGCCATATTTATTATTTGATTATTTGTGAATTACTCCCAGTATTACTATACTTGGAAATGTTTATGTTTAGTGGTTGCTTTTCAACCTTAGCGTTTGGCGCGTATAAATGTCTGTTGTTAGCCATTATAGCTAATCCAGAGCTTATTGACGCATCAAACTTTGTTCTTTTGTTTATATCAAACTTTGCCCAATCGTTTAGTAGCTCATTAAAGTATAAATCGCCAAATGTTCCATCTTGCCTCATACCAACGTGGTCTTGTATATACATTTCTATTGCCGCCGCGTGAGCTTGTTTAATATCTTCTGAGGAGTTAGGTATACCACCTACTTCTTTTTCTGCTACAGATAACTTATTCCATATCTTATCAGGTCTATTCATACTAAAACCTCTATAACCTCTACGTCTCAAATAATACAAGAGACGAGGTTTATTGTTCTCCGCGAGTATAGGCATCCCGTAAAATACTAAGGCCATTAGAACATCCTCAAAAAATATTTCTGCCGTTGGTGGTCTTGATAAGTATTCTAAAAAGAAACTGTTAGCCGGAGCGTCTTCCATACTAAACCTAGTTAAGCCGTGTAAAGCTCCTTTTGACCCCTGCCCGTCTACCGTGCCTGATATATCGTAACTATCACAACCAAAAGCACCCATATGTTCGTTACCGGGATGTTTGACACCGTTTTTAAGTATTACTCTGTTTTGTAGTTGTTGAGGTGGAACCCAACTAACTTTAAATCTACCCTTTGGATCTGGGTAAAATATAACTTGAGAATCTTTAATTCCATTAACCCATTGAAAATTACCAGTTGTAACACCTAGGGTTCTTGTCATTTCTTCGTTATAGTCTATCTGTTCGTATAATTTAACCAAGTTAAATATACTGTTTTTTGTTTCATCTCTAAACGCGTGCTCTGTTGTTCTTGGAAACTGACGGTAAAACTCGTTTAAAGCATCTTGATCATCTTTTAGGCCATCTACCTCGTTTTGCCAGTTGTCTATTACACCTACGTCTATTAATTCACCGTCTGGTGTGAGTCTGTCGATATCAGGAGTAGTAAAGACTGGAATTCCATGCTCGTCAATAAATCCTTCATAGTTCCATTCCATTGGGATAAAAAGAGAGTATAAGCCAGACTTTGTCTGACCATTTCTATTTCGTTTCGTGACATCAGAGGCATTGTATAGTTTTTTAAAATTCTCTCCACCTTTATCTAAAGCATTTGAAGTTGAGCCCATCATACATTTACCAATAATTCTACTACCTAATCGTAAACATGTTTTTGTAACCCTCCAGTTATTTAAAATATTATCGGGTCTCTCCCATTTACCAGATTCATCATGAACTAGTAAGGCTAGTTTTTCACCATCATAACTATTGTCCCCAGTGTTTTTCCAGTCAATCGTTGTATCTAATCCTTTAATGTCTTCAAGCTTTTCGTTTGAAGTAATTTTTTTTCTTGTAAACTTACTAGCTGGTACTCTATATGCTAATTCTGACTTTGGTCTATCCATACCATCTTGAATAGGTTTAAAAAAGAAAGGATAGTTTATTGATATAGGAACTACTTTGTCTGTAAACATTTTCTTAGCATCAGCACCAGACTTAGATAATATTCCATATCTACTATCACTAGCCAGCGTTGCTAAATTAACTGTTTCTGCTGATGACATAAAAGAAAATCCAGAACGTCTATTTTTAAGGTAGCACATTCCGTAGCATCTTTTGTCTGCTTTGCAAGCTTCCCAGAATATATAGAATAATCTGTTTGCCTCTCTAAAATCTGGAGCACCAACATCAATCTTACTCCACTGTAAGTACATGTACTGCGTACCTGTTATCCAGGTTGGTTTACCATTATTTGTGAACCAGAATCCTTCTTCCCTTCTTTTGAACTCTTCGTCTATATAATCGTACCATTTTTCTTTACTGCTTTCCGGATAGTTTCTCCAATCGAATATATTTTTAATTCTCTGCAACTCCTTGGGGTACTCGAATTTCACCCATTTGTTCTTCGGATCTTTGTATACTTCTTTAGGAGCTTTTGGTAGCGCAATAACTAGTCCTTGTATTTCTATTATCTCACCTATTTGACCATTATGAGATAACACTATAATATCGTGTTCTTTATCGTAACCGTATTTCCATTTCTTACCTTTGTTAAGTCTACTTATAGTAGTCTTTTTTACAGGTTCAACTGTATTAACTAAACTTTGCTCGTACATTACTTAGATCTACTTTCTGCGAATCCTTTAAAAGTTTTTTCCTTTGCCTCTTCAGGTGTTTTGCCCTCAAGCAAGTTTTCTTCTTCTTCAATTCTGTTAAGTATTTCAAATGCGTCAAATATAGCTAATTTTTTAGAAGCCGCGGCATTCTTTAACTTATCAGCTGTTAGATCATCTTCAGAGTCAGTGACAATAGCTTCTTCACCTACTTTAATAAGTTCTTCAACTGCCTTGTGCCCAGCTTGGATTATACGTTTCTTCGTTTCCTTGATGTTCATATTTGATTGTAATAAAATTAGATAAAACTCGAAATAGTCTCTCGCCATCAACGATAAACTCATACTCACTACTTGGTCTATAACCAACTAGATCGCCAACCTCAACTGTACCGTCAGAATATTTGACAATACCTTGTAATGGTTTTTCAGACTTAGTGTTAAACTGATCTGTAGCTTTTAAAGGTATTACAAAACAATATCCTCTTGGAGCCGTCCACTTATCATCTCTTTTATATAAAAAGATTTGATCGTCGTTTATAAAGTAAGTGTCTTCATCGAAATAAGCCTTACTGTTCTTTTCAACACCTTTTACGTTATGCCATCTACGAAACACATTGTGGTGAACTACAACTGTATCCCCTGGTTTTATATCTGTATCACCAATAATTGGAGTTGATATAACTTCTGCCTCTCTATTAACATACTGATGGTTGAATATCTCTGTGTTAAGGATTAACTCTCCACCATCTAGTTTTTTAGTATTGTTATATCTTTCTCCTTTTGGCTTTACAACAAAGTTGTAAACGCTTTTCATTAGTACTGTAAGTTGTACTCTACAGATACAGCCATGTTCTTGTTAAAGTCTTTCCAAGGCAACACATCTTTATTTTTTTTGATATAGACAGAAAACTTTTCGTCTTCTTCTATAATATCGCAGATAGTATGACCACCATACACTTCTTGCCCCACGGCATAGTGCATAGCGTCATTCTTATAATCTTTACCGATACTTATCTTACGAATTAGCTTCGACATCTTCTGGGTGGTTTATTTTACCGGTTTGAATATCTACATCAAAAGTACCGTAATCTTTTTCAAACTCTTTTTGTAAAGATGTTAAGTCATTTCTAAAGTTCTCCATGTTATGCATAACTTCGTGTTTTCTTAACTCCATCGATCCTATTTCTAATTGAGATCTATTGAGAGAGTTAATTAATTCTTGCATTTTATCTAAATGTTCTTTAGATATAGTTTCAGGTTTAATACCTTTTAATTCTTTAA